AGTTTGCTAAAAAAGGTGGTGGTCATCATTCAGCACACATACATTGGAATCAACACGTATCAGGTTTTTACTTTTTAAAGTGTAGTGACAAAACATCATTTCCTGTTTTCCATGAACCAAGAACTGGAGCAAGAGCTACTAAATTAAAATTAAAACCAGATATAAAAGGTGTATGGCCTGGCACAGAGCTTGTGCATTTTAAACCTAAGCCAGGTACACTAATTATATTTCCAGGTTTTTTAGAGCATGAATTTGCAGTAGATTTTGGTATAGAACCATTTAGATTCATTCATTGGAATATACAAGCTGTTCCAAAAGAAATGGCAAAAGATGTTTAAAAAAAATAAATATGCAATTATAAGAAAAGCTATTGATAAAGATTTGGCAACATTTTGTATGAATTACTTGCTAATGAAAAAACAAGTATATGACACTTGTTTACAAGAAAGATATATTTCACCATTTGAAACTATGCTTGGTTTTTATGAAACAGACAATCAGCAAATACCTCAAACATTTTCATTCTATTCAGATATTGCTATGGAAACTTTAATGTTAAAATGTCAACCAATTATGGAAAAAACAACAGGTTTAAAATTATATCCTGCATATACTTATGGTAGAGTTTACAAAAAAGGTGATATTTTAAAAAGACATAAAGATAGATTTAGCTGTGAAATATCTACCACTATGAACCTCGGTGGTGATGATTGGCCCATATATTTAGAACCATCCGGAGAGCAAAACAAAAAAGGTATAAAAGTAGATTTAAAACCTGGAGATATGCTAGTTTACCGAGGATGTGATTTAGAGCATTGGAGAGAAAAATTTAAAGGTAAATGTAATGTTCAAGTTTTTTTACATTATAACAACACAAAAACAAGATTTGCTAAAGATAATATATTTGACAGAAGAAAGCATTTAGGACTTCCGAATTGGTTTAAAAAGTGATAAATTCAAGCTTGGTGTGAGATCAAATCCACCTTTGGTCTCATGCCTTTTTTTTAACAAAAGGAATGTTATGCAATTAAGTAAACATTTTAAATTAGAAGAATTTGAAAAATCTTCTACTGCTATTAGACTTAATATTAAGAACAAGGCAGGCAGCGGTGAAATAAAAAATCTTACAGATTTGTGTTATGGAATACTAGAACCTGTAAGAGCTAAGTTTGAAAAACCAATAATGGTTACTTCAGGATATAGAAGTCCTGAGTTATGTGAAGCGATAGGCAGCAAAAGTACGTCTCAACATACAAAAGGTGAGGCGGTTGACTTTGAGATAGCTGGTATATCTAATTTGCAAGTAGCCTTATGGATTCAAAATAACTGCGACTTTGATCAATTAATATTAGAGTTTTGGAAAGAGGATGAAGGCCCTAACTCAGGCTGGGTACACGCTAGTTTTGTGGAGGGTTCTAATAGAAAACAAGTCTTAACTTTTGACGGAAAAAGTTATACTAATGGACTACCAGAGGCCAAATGGTCTGGTGGTAAATTTGCAAACTAGGAGATAATATGCAACTAACAAAAAAACAAAAGAAACTTCCTATGGCTTTACAGAAAGCTATTATGAAGAAAAAAAAGAAAAAAAAGAAAGCGAGGAAATAATGCCTAGACATTATGGTGGCGGAATGAAGCCAAAAAAAAAGAAAAAGAAAAAAGGTAAAAAAAAGAAGTAATGGTTAAGAGAAAAAGAAAGAAAGCTCCCAAAGGGTATCATTATATGCCTGATGGGAAGCTTATGAAAAACTCAGCTCACAAGAAAAGAAAGAAAAGAAAGTGAGAGGTATAACTACAACAACTAGCATACAAGAGATGCTAAACAAAAGACCTATGAGAAAGAAATATGGCAAAAAGAAAAAAAAGAAGAAGAAACGTACCAAAAGATAAAGCTACTGGTTTGCCAAAAAAGTATCTTTCTGGTTTAAAAGGTAGTAAAAGAAGTTCAAGAGCTAGTCTGATTAGAACTATGTCTAGCTTATATAAATCAGGTGCTAGAATACCAGCATCTATGTTTAAAGCGAGGAGAAAGTAATGGCTGTTAGAAGGCGACCACTATCTGCAAGAGTAATAGCAACTTTAAGAGCTAAAGCTGCTAAAAGAAAAGGTATAACTCTTGGTACATTAAAAAAAGTGTATAGGCGTGGCCAAGGTGCATTTTTAAGCTCTGGCAGTAGGCCTAGAACGTCAATGGCTAGCTGGTCAATGGGCCGGGTTAACTCGTTTCTCCGAGGATCGAGAAAGCATGATACTGATTTAAGAAGAAAGAGAAAAAAAAGAAGATGAAAACTAATAAAGAAAAATTTGTAGAAATAGACGGAAGAATAAAATTAGTGAATCAAAAAATTGATTTAATAATTAAAAATCATCTTAAACACATGAAACAAGACATAGATAGAATTTTATATGGACTAGCAGCTGTAGGTTTGTTGGTCTTAGGTCAGCTGCTTTACATCCTCTCGAATTAGTTGTATAGGTCATATATGGCCTATAAGCGTATTTTAATAATAAGTGATTTACATATTCCATACCATCACAAAGACTCAATAGAGTTTTTAAGAGAAATAAAAAAACAATACAAACCAGATAAAATTGTAAACATTGGAGATTTGCTAGATTTTCACGCCATCAATATGCACACACATGATCCTGATTTATATTCCGCAGGTCATGAGTTAAAACAATCTAAAATTTACATAAGAGAACTAGAGTCTATATTTCCAAAAATGGTTGAAGTAGAATCTAACCATAGCAGCCTTGTTTACAGGAGAGCATTAAAATATGGTATGAGCAAAGAGTTTTTAAAAGATTATGGAGATTTTTTAGGTACAAAAAAATGGAAATGGGTAGATGATTTAACATTAGATTTACCAAATAGACAGAGATGCTTTTTTACCCATGGTAGATCAGCTGATATTTTAAAGGTATCACAGACTATGGGAATGTCAGCTGTCCAAGGTCATTATCATACAAAATTTTTAATTAGTTATTGGGCCAATCCTGATAATCTATTTTTTGCAATGAATGTAGGTTGTTTAATAAATCAAAAAAGTCTTGCTTTTGCTTATGCTAAAAATTTTAAAACAAGGTTTATTTTAGGCTGCGGAATCATTATTGATGGTGTTCCTAGACTTTTGCCTATGGTTTTGAATAATCAAGGAAATTGGATAAAAAAGCTTGTATGAGGAACAAAAAGGGTACATTAAAAGGCCATAGAAGCGTTTTAAAGGCCACCCAGAGACAAATAGGTGGTAACCATTACAATTTACCAAGCAGTCCTCTAAAGTTCATTTTAGCAAACAAGCTTAACTTTGTAGATGGCAATATAGTTAAATATGCAGTAAGAAATAAAAAGGGAGAAAGCCTAAAAGAAAAATACGATAAGATTATACATTACGCAGAATTAGGAAAAGAATTATTAGGAGAATAGTATGTGGATGCACTTATTGAAATTTGGATTTAAAACAGGAGCTGAGATTTACAAAAATAGAAAAGAAGCAAAAGTTCTTGAAAGCATAGCTGAAAAAAAACAAATACAAAGAGTTATTGATGGTGAGATAGAAATGGTTAAGACTATTAAAGAACACCAAGCCAATGACTGGAAAGACGAGATCGTATTGGTGCTAATCTCGATCCCTTTGATAGTTTGTGCTTACGGAATTTTTAGTGACGATCCTGAAATAATTAGTAAGCTTGATGCTTTTTTTGATCAAATAGATCGTTTCCCTCTTTGGCTTCAAGGATTGATAATTGGTGGCTACAGTTCTGTCTTAGGTATAAAAGGTGTATCAGCATTTAAGAAAAAATAGTATTATGCTGAATGGACAGGGATTACGTTATTATAGAAATAGAATTTCAGCTAGAATCTGAATTTCATCCCTATGGACATTTTGTTTGTTTGAGATTTATTGATGATCACCCTTCTCATATAAAAATGAAAAAATTAATTAGAGATATGAATGATCAACCAGATGTTAAATTAGTAGATTATAATTATATTATAAAACCAATTAATGAAGCTACCGATATTAGTGGTTTAGATATTACAATACATTAGCGACCCACCAAGTCTCCCTGATGGGTCTATCTTTATGTATTATACTTAAACCTAGAGGGAGCAAGATCAACATAAAGAATTCTATCCTTCCTGCTTACCTGCAAGAGTTAAATCTCTTTTTACTTCTGTTTGTCTTACAGACAGGTAGCGATCTAAATTGTTATACATAAGCTTTGCTTTTATTAATTGACTTTCAGCATGAGCATAGCTTTCTATTATTGTTTTGTATTCAGGATCAGTTCTTGCTTTGTGTTCAGCTTCAATAACTGTTTTAGTATCAAGTTTATATTTTAAAAATAATTTAGAGAACATAGCTTTCTTCCCTTCTTCTAACAAAATAACTTTCTCGGCCCACTTAGACCACTCATTACTTGCATCAGTCATTTTCTGATACGCTACCTTACTATTCAAATTCATCATTTCCATTTCAACTCCTGTTGTAAAATATATCTAAACATACCTGTAGATGGGTCAAAGTCTATTTTAGAACAGCCTACTAATAAAATAAAAATAATAATTGATAAAATACCTATAACAATTTTATAAACTGCTTTTGTATATTTTCTGTGTATAGGATAACCAAAAATAATCATGGGTAAGCTAACATATCCTTTGCTTCTATTTCTAAATCTTCTACTTGCTGTGCTAATTTTTTATTGTCAGCTTTTACTTCATCTAATTCTTTTCTTAATTCTCCATTTAATTTTTTATGGCTTTCACTTACATTTGTTCTAGCTGTTAGTTCAGCTTCTTTACTATCTAAAATATTTTTTAGATTTAAGATTACATCATTAAGAGATTTAATTTCTTTTTCTTGAATATCTAATTTTTTTTTAAGTTCATCTGTCATAACTATTTTAGAGAGCTGGTTGGAATGATTGAGAGAGAGAACCAACCAGCTACTAACCTAAAAGTAATATTCGTTATGAAAATATTATACTTTAACTGCTTACGCATTAATTACTCTCTAACATAAAATTTTTAATTATCATAACATTTCATTTATAACTGATTTGCTGTTAATACAAAAACATAAAATATTCTATTTTAAATTGTATATAATGTTAAAAAAGCTAGGTTTTAAGCCATTATTTTAGGGGTTGTAATTCAACCTTAAAAGTGCTTATATCTTCTTATGTTTAATATTAAAAAAATAAATAACCTAGAGGAGGAAAATAATATGAAACATATAAATACAATAAGTAAAAAAATAGTCCAGGGTGCAAAAGAATTACATCCTGATTCTATTGACTATCAATCTTACATCTCAGTTGCTGATTTGTTAGAGGAACATCAGTTCAGAGCAGTTCAAATTGTTCTTGATGGATTAGATAGTTCTCCAAGAGAAGATATACTAAACATAATTTCTGAAGATGAAAAAGTTTGGAACATTATGTTTGAGCCTTTAAAAGATGGTCAGTATCTTCTTATGAGAGTTAACAAAGATTTAACTAACTCAGGGAGAGCTTAATGACAATTCATTTAGCAAACTACATAAAAGATAAATGGATTGATAGACTCTACTGCACATTTAGCGGTAGAGTTTATTTAATACAAGCTGATGGTTCTGAATATGATGGAGCTATAAAACAAATTTCAATTCTTGGTAAATATGGCAGGACTAGAGTCTCCTTTACTGAGGATGGAAGATGGTTTGACAATGCAGGTATGCCGATTGACAAACCAGAATCTGTTGATGCAAAAACAGAAATCAACAGACTTAAAGCCGAGGTTAAGCAGCAAAAGTATGATGCTAAATTCAAGGCTTATAAAAATCTAGTCACTAACCTAAAAGGAGGACAATAATGTCTAACTCAAAAATATACGCTACTAGCGATTACAAACTTTTCAAAACATTGAAGGGTAACAGAGCTATTAGCGAACTTCATGTAAGAAGATTGGCTGAAGCAATCAAAGAAAAAGATTTGCAGATTCCAATAATTGTTGATGACCAAATGTATATCTTAGATGGTCAACACAGATTGGAAGCCTACAAATTAGTTGGCCGACCAGTATCTTACATAATTAAAACTGAGTTTGAATTACAAGATGTTAGAAATGTAAATTCAGTTAGTCGTAAGTGGACTAATACTGAGTACCTAATGTCTTACTGCAAACTTGGTAAAAAGGACTACCAATTATTAGAGTGGTTTCAAAGAACCTATGGATTCTGTATAGCTGAGTGTATTGCTATGTTGAATGACAAAGGTTATTCAAACCACAATATAATTAAGGAGTTCAAACAAGGAAGATTTAAAATAATAGATTTGGAACAAGGTAAGAGATGGGCCAAAGCTATTAATTCTTGTGGTGAGTATTTTCCTTATTACAAGAAAACTTCTTTCGTAAGAGCTATGATTAGCTGCTTGAGAGATAAAACTTTCAGTTGGAAAATCTTTTATCAAAGACTAAAAAACAATTCTTCTAAGCTGAAGAACCAGGCTTCAAGAAATGATTTTATAGTCAATATTGAAAGATTGTATAATCATGGAACTGCTAGCAAATATAAGATCAGACTTGATCTTTACAATTACGAGAGGTAATTATGACAAAAATTATTTTCTCAATTAAGACTAGAAATAAGTCTTTTAATTTGCTAAAACAATTACATAAAGATTTTGGGGTGATATTTCACCCCAAAACTACTGTAACAGCAGTAGAAAACTTTATGAAGGAGAAGCTAAATGGACAAACAGCTACCGAAGCTTCAGGCCAAGTACGACAAGGTAATAGTGAGAGAACAAGACTTGTTGAAAAAGCTAAAGAAGCTGAGGCAAAACAGACAAACCTTAGCTTGGAAGATGCACCACCTAAAGCATCATCCGGCTTTCGTTTAAAGAGAGAGGACAGATAGTTATGAAAAAAATGTACTTTATGACAATACTCTTATGCTCTCTATTAAATGCCTGTGCTAAATATGAACCGCTGGTTGACACAGTTGGTAGGTCAGGAACATTTGATAAGTCAAGAGCTGAACAAATCACAGATGATAAAATCATGTGTGCAAAACTTGCTGAGGACAATACATCATTTTTAGGAAACATAATCTTTTGGGTAGAAAGTCCAAAAGCTGAAACTGAATATGAACATATTGTTAAGACTTGCATGGAAGGCAGAGGACACGCCTTATTAAAGTGATGCCAAGACTAGCAGCAAGAATAAAAAAATTAGCTTTCATTTGTGCAAAGTGTTTTTCTGAAAAAGAGAAAAAGCTTGCATGGTTTGAGGGAAGCACCCTTTTCAACGAGTCATTACTCTGTCGAACTTGTTGGAAAGGGCAATTCAAACTTTTGACAGAGAGAGAAAGAAAGGAATGGGCATTTTATGTACCTAAAAAACCAGGAAAAGATTGCTGAAATAAGCCATCTGCTGCCACACAGCTTAAATATGTTTGGTGTATCAGATGATCAAAATGACAAAGTTTTGAAAAAAGTTTATGGACTGCAATTAAAAAAGATGAGACTGATGCGTGGCTATACTCAGACAAGACTTGCCAAAGCTATAAACGTGACGTTTCAGCAGATTCAAAAATACGAGAAGGGTGTAAACTCTGTAAGTATTATGAATGAGCTGAAGTTAGCTGAGTTTCTAAAATGTGATAGAGACTACTTTGTGCAGCCAATAATTGGGAATGGTTACAAATTCTTAAACACTAACCAAGAAGGAGAGAGATGATAAAGAAAAGTAAAGATAAGCATGGGAATATTATAGAGTTTGCACCTAAAGCAAGAGGAGCAAGATATACTGTGAACGGCTTAAAGAAAAAAGGAGTTACCACAATTATTGGTGAGAGGTTTGGAAAAGGGCCTCTTATGTGGTGGAGTGAGAACTGCGTGTATGAAGCATTGCAGCAGCTCTTAAAAGCCAATAAGAAACCTGTAGATGAGATTCAGCAACTTATGGATGATCTTAAATACAGAGTTAAGTCAATAAAAGAAGATGCTATGCACATTGGAACTAATATGCACTCTTTAGCTGAGGATTATATCTTAGGCAAAGAAGTTATTACTCCAAATTCAGAACCTTTAAAGACTATGTTTAGTAAATTTAAAAAGTTCTGGGATAGTAAAAAAATCAAGATCATTGAAACGGAAAAGACATTTTACTCAAAAGAGTTGGATGTTTGCGGTACGTTAGATGCACTTGTTAAGTATAAAGGACAGGTTGGTATATTAGATTTTAAAACATCTAAGGATTTTTACCCTGATATGGCAATCCAAATTCATACTTATAAAAAATTAGTAGAAGATTCTACTAATCTTAAAGTTCAATTTTTAGCAGTAATTAATATTCCAAAAGAACCTGTTAAAAATGTTGAGATGAGAGTATTTCAAATTAAGCCTAAATACTTAAAAGGTTTTAAAGCTTGCAAATACTTAATGAATCTTGATGAGGACTTTAAGCAAAGAAACCTAGAGTACAACAAACAAAGGAGCAACTAATGTATAAGAAAAGCAACTTTGATTTACCTTTTTGTGGCCTGAGCATGAAGCTCTACCCTACAGGTAAAAAAGCACCAAGCTATGAATACTCAGGAGAAGCAAGTAAAGTAAAATTTACTTGCAGCTTGACCAAAAGAAAATATAGCCTGTCACAGGTTAATGATTGGTTCTTGACTCCTGAAGTTCAAAGATACCATAATGCAGGTTATGTTTTAAAATATGGCACTAAGACTCAGGACATTACTAATCCTCAGCCATATAGTAAAGGTGACCTGGAGCAGGTAATCTGTTTGATGATGGTAAAAAAATCAATTAGACAATCAGCTAATGTTGATGGAATGAAACCTGTGGCCCAAGCCATCCCACAGGTACAAGTTCAAACACAAACAGCTGAGGAATCTTTAGATGATGATTTGGAAGCACCATTTTAATAAATATAAACAAAAGCTAAGTGTGTGGTCACTTTATAACAGAGAATATATAGTTGGCTTCATACTTGGCTTTATAATAGGAGCAATATTGTTATGAATATTAATGAAGAACTAATTAAATTGTATGTTGAGCTTGTAGATATTTTAAAAAAAGAATTAGATAAAGAAAGAAAAGCAAATAAATATCTTAATGGCGTAATAGATAGATTGATAGAGGGAAAATGAAACAATTAGAATTAGACTATCAAGCTCATAATTATACTGACACAAGTAAATCAGCTTGGGTTAATAAAAAAGATAAACTGACAAAAAGAGAACAAGTTTATGAGTATATTAAATCAGCAGCTTCAACTAACTATCAAATATCAGATGAGTTGGAGATGCCATTGTCTAGTGTTTGTGCAAGATGCAGGGAGCTGCAAGTTCTTGGACTTATAGAGGATAGTGGTAAAAGAAGAAAAACACCATTTGGTAAAACAGCAATAGTATGGCAAAAAAAAGACCAACAGTAGAAGAAAAAAGGTGGATGAATAAAGTTGCATCTTATGGATGTGTTGCCTGCTTGCAAGACGGAATACAAGTACCAGCAGAGATACATCACATTAGAAAGCACACAGGAATGGGTCTGAGACCTTCACATTTTAACATTATTGGTTTATGCAGCCGACACCATAGGACAGGTAAAATATCAATTCATTTAGGTAAAAAAGCATTTATTGATAAATATGGAACTGAACAACAATTAGAAAAAAACATGAGAGAGAGGATAGAGGAATGGGATATAATTCAAGCGGATATTTTTTAGTATGGAGAAAAATTTGGAAATCACCTGTATTTAAAAATTTAAAACAATGTGCAATTTGGATTTACATGATAAGTCAAGCAACACATAGGGATAAGACGTTAAATTTTTTAGATAATAAGATATTTGTAAAAAAAGCAGAGCTGATTTTCCCTTTAAGAAAAAATGCTGAGATTTGGGGTATTACATATTCTGAAATGCGGACATTCATCAAAAGGTTAAAGAATCGTAAGATGATAAATGTAAGAATACACCACCTTTTGCCCACCGCTAACCACCCTAGCAGAAAAGTAAGTATAATTGAGTGCTTAAATTATGACAAATATCAGTACCTAGAGGAGCAGCAACCACCTCAACACCAGCTATCGCCTGATACTAATACACTAAATACTAAAAAATCTATTAGTATAGCGTCAACCAAAGATGTGAATAATGGGTATAAAATTGTAGGCGAATGGGGTCATTATACAATATTAGAAAAAGATGGTAAAAAGTACCAAAAGCACAAGTTCAAAAAAGAGCCAATAGTTGAATATGAAGGCAATACTTAGAATATTTAAATTTGCTAGAAAAAGATTGATTAAGCTTTCAATAGAAAATAAAATGCTGAAAACCCAGCTTGAATACTATAGAGCTATAATTGAATCAAATACACATAAGAAACATTAATGGCAAAAAAAAAGTCAAAATTCAGACACATTTCAATAAATAAGAAAAAGTTTTATTTTTATGAAATTAAGTGGTGGGATATTTTAGGAGATAGTGGCCACGCTAGCTCTAAAGAGTTTGATAGTATGAAACCAGCTCTTATGACAACAACAGGTTATGTTTACTCAAAAGACAAAAAACATTTAAAAACTTTTGCAAGCTATGATGATAATGAGGAAAGTTTTAGTGATAGAAATGTATTTCCTATTGGTTGCATAAAAGAGTTAAAAAAGATAGAAATATAAATTATGGAATCTGACATAAATAAGACAAAAATTAAGAAACAATTAGGCAGACCTACAAAAGACATAGATCAAAAAATTCTCGCTAACCTTAGCCAAATAGGATGTACCCAGGAAGAATTAGGCAGCATCTTAGGTGTATCAGCTAGAACATTACAGCGTAGATTTGCCGATTTAATTGAAGTAAATAAAAATAAAGGTAAAGCTAGTTTAAGAAAAAAGATGTGGGAAAAAGCTATGAAAGGTAATGATAAACTTCTCGTGTGGCTGAG